AGACTTTAACGAGTGCGTTTTGAACTCGGCGATGTGGGGGATTCTTTCCGCCCCAGGCACACCCTTCTCAACCCGAGCATCAAGAGACCCACTGACATGGCTCCCAAAGTCAACGCGGCTCTGACCCGCGCTGGGAGTCCGAACATCAAGCCCAATAGCCCGAAGATCGTTGATAATCTGCTGCTCTTCATTGTGACCTCTGCGAAATAGCCGCAACATGCGGCCTGAGAACTTCTCAACAACTGCCCAGCGGAACGATAGCCAAAGCCACCTGTCGCATTTATGGCCCAGCATCGAGGCGCCTAGGTGAGGCCGGGGTTTTTCCTGACGGCCTTCATGTACAACATCAATCAGAGTTGGTATAGAATTCATATCGAAGTTTTGCATGTGCGTGTCTCCATTTCTGCCCCCCGAAGGCAGTTGCCTTAGCCCCTCCTGCGAGGGGCTTTTTTTTGCTTACTTCTTAGCCCAAGGTGGCGCAGCCTTTGCGCTAGCTGGCGCGGCAGGTGCAGCAGTTGGCAGGCTTGAGACTGCGCCCATTACTGCCTTGAACCCCTTCACCTCGTTGCGTTCGCCGTATTTGTCATCGTCCTTGACGTCAAGCTTGATGACCAGATTCCCGCCGATCAGTTGATCGGTATCAGTGACGCGGGCTAGGCCAATTGCCCGCATGATGTCCCCCAGTTGCTGGCGGCCAATCTCCTCGGCTTTGGGGTTTGGGTTCTTGATATTAAGGTTTCCAAAGATCACGCGGCCTTGGTGAGTCGGGCCGGTGATTGAATACTTTATGGCGATGTACTCGCCAGTCCCCGCCTTCGTCTCTTTGACCTCGGCGCCTGAAATAGTGGCCGAATACCAGCCAGCAGGCAATGGGTTGAACTCGGTCGCGCCCTTGGGCAAGTCGGACACGTCGAATGATTGTGAAAGGAATGCCATGATGTTTAATCCTTTTTGGTAATGGTGAAAGATGCCCGCGAGGACGTGGTGGTAATAGCCTCAAGCAAAGGAGCGGTGATCGATTCGTGCGCCGACTTCCAGGCAGCCATATTGATTTCAGGCTTCCATCGAAACAGCGAGGAGAGGTGTTCGGTCAGACCGGCTTCCTCTGCGAGAGTTTGCAGTTTATCAGCGTTTACCTTCCGGTCAAGGCGCCCGGAGATCTTTATTTCGTAGCCTCCGGCGTTCTCGTTTTTGGTGCCCTCCAGGTTCTCGGGGATGCCCAGACACTCGGTGAGTTGATCCTCAATTTCGCGGCGGCGGTCGGTAGCTGCCTTCTCCTCTTGCTTTGCTTCTGCCCATTGCGCTGCTAAGAATGCGGCGTCGGTTTTGATGAAAATGGTCATTCCTCACCCCCGATGCCGTGTGCTCGCTCGATGGCTCGGGCGAATTCATATTTGTCGGGGAACGGATTGCCCTCATAAGGTTTCCATAAATCAAAAATTTCTAAGGTCGTCAGCGGCTGGCGCTTTGCAGAGCCCGCCAAGATCGTGCGTATCTCTTGTGTATAGCGTTCCAGACTGGCATAAGTCTTTTCCTGTTGTGCATGCTGTTCCAGCACAGACCGGAGGATGATTTCGACCTCCTCGGCACCTTGAAAGTTTGGATGTTCTAGGGCCATCAGCGCCATCTCCGCGGCCTCTCGTAGTGTTGTCATCCCTTTTCTCCTATGTTGTGTGCGGCTTCTATCTCTTGGACGAGTGCCTTAAGGACTGGGGACAATCGTTTTGTTTCTGGATCAATATTCCTTAATACCAAAAGTATCTCCTCATCCGTCAGCGGCTTGCGCGGGGGTGGGGATGTGTAGAGGGGAATAAGGTCGTAACCCGGGATGTTCGGCTTTTCCTCGCAATCAATAATCCGTCTAACATGACGGTCTTTTGCTATTTCGTACCAAGTGAAAATCCAAGCAACTGGTTTAAGAGATTGTTCAACATACGCACGAAGCTCTTCGATCTCGTCAATCAGCACTTCCATCAACCTCTCATTTGTAACGATCCCCTGGAACTTTTCGCAGCGTTCTGCATACGTCTTGATGTCTTCGTATTTCATGCCTCCCCCCCAATCTTAGAAATCACAGCCCCCAAGTCAGGCCCCTCCCAAGCCCCCAGCTTGCCCGAGCGATCTTTAGCTAACCACAGCCCGTCTGAGTCGCACATCAAAGCGCGCTGGGTATTGCCTTCAGCATCGCGCTCGACTCGGAGGGCCAAAACTTCGTCAAAAAAGTAAGGCAAAGCTTGGCCGCTCTTGTTACCGGGCATACTGGGCGAATACAGCACCCGGCCCATTTCATCCTGCGTTTTTTCCAATTTGGCAGTCATCAAGACGTGGCGCCCAGGCAGGTCACGGAATGCTCTGATAACGTCGGCCATCTGTTCCTGCATTGATCCGTATGCAGCGCGGGGGTCTTTGTTTGTTTTCTTTTCGTGGTTCAGCACCACCTCAGCGATTTCCGAGATTGAATCAATAGCCACGGACTGAAAAGCCTTGGCTTCGTCAGACTTTGTAAGCCACTCGTAAGCCTCCCTGAGGGCATCCATTGAGTTGATTTCAATGAAGGGTACATCGGCACCGGCGATGGACAACAAGCCGCCCTCGGCGCTCAAGACTACGGGGGTTGGCAGGGTGGGGATGAGGGAAGTTTTTCCCGCGCCAGCAGCGCCATAACAAAGAATTTTTACGCCAGAGGCTGCGAGTGATTTGGTGGATTTAAGGTTGATAGCCATCGTTTACTTTCAAAAAGGCGCCGGTGGCGCGGGTGGAATGGGTTCCTGTCGGAACGGTGTAGCGGGGGGCCTTGGCAAGGCCACCCCCTTGTAGGTGGGGAATGGCCAGTTCTTCATTTTGAGGTGGTCTTGACGCTGTAAACCGCCGTCACCTTGGTGTGAGTTGCAATGATGTCTGCGCCGATGTTCTGAGCCTTGCACAGAGCCTTCCAATCGGTGGTGGCCCGGTTGGATTCAACGACCGTAGAGCGGAACAACACACCTTCGTGCACCCCGCCAACATCGCGCATGGCTTTCTTAATCGCCTCGGCTTTTTCATCAAGGATGGCGATTTCGGCCAACAATGCACCCAGTTGATCGGCTTGGGTCAGTTGCAGGTCATTGTTCTTCATAGCGGTTCCTTGTTTGTCGCACCGTCAGGGGAATCTGTTCGTGCGATGTGTGTACTTTACGGGGTGTTTGTTAACTTGTCAACACCCCGCGTGCATTAAAATGCTACATCGTTAGCGATGCAATCTGTGTAGTTGAAAGCAAGATCCATGGCTTCGTCCATGTTCTCGCAGGTACCGAGAAGGCTGTACTTGCTGGGATAGTCTGACGACCAGACCGTAACATAGGCGCCAGTGCGTGAAGCCCAAACTTTGTAGAAGCCTTCTTGGTGGATCAGTTCCATGTCTATCTCCGTTTGGCTGCTTCGTCGGGAAATCCGTTCAAGCAGTGTTGACACTATAGTTCAGTCGAACGTATGATGTCAACACCCCAACACAACATTTCTCACAATCATGCTTACACTTGAACTCATCCGCGAGCAGCTGCAAGACCGGCGATTGACTGTCATCTCTGAAAAGACCGGCCTGCATCCGAACACCTTGCGGGACATCCGCAACAATTCTGACTGCAATCCGTCTCACCGCGTGCTGTTGGCGCTTAGTGACTATTTGACAAATAGCGCAAAATCGGTTCTTTCCTGATTGCGTTGTCTCTCTTATCCTGTTAAGGTTTGTTGGCCAGACAGTCAAATCCAATAAACCCAGGAGAGAGGGCAGCCCCGTATTGGCGGGGTGTCTGGCGACGGCCCTCTCCCCTGGGTTTTCTTTCGAAAGCCAGACATGTCCATATCAATCATCCCTGCGGCCCCAGGAATTTACGCCGTTACGCTTGACGAAAAAAATCGCGAACAATTTGAACTTGTTATTGCTTGGCAAATTGAAGTCGTAGACAAAAAAGACTCAGAATTCTTTGACGACATGACCGTTATCCCTATCGGTTGTGATGATCGAATTACTGACGCCATCAGAATAGTTCACGGGAGCGAATGATGGCCGATCTCTCCAAAATCCTAGGCGGTCCATGGTCCCCACCAGTGGAGCCAATCCCCCAACCCCTAGAAGTGCAGTTTGCTGATGCAATTCGCAAAGATGGAAGAATAGAAGTACCAGACAAAATCATAATTGATGGAAATATTCATCGTTTCAGGTCTGGCTCTACCGCAAAAAGACTTGATCGAGCTGGGTGGTACGTTGCCCATGCCGATGGCATTCCCTGCATTACTTTCGGCTGCTGGCGTGAAGACATCACTATCACGACCCGTGTCGACATGGGGGGAAGAAAGTGGTCCCCAGCAGAGGAAATGGCCCATATCGCCAGAATTGCTGCGGCAAAGAAAAAGCGGGATGCCGAAATAGAGCGGGACAGAGGCATAGCCGCCAGTGACGTAGAGACAATTTGGAGCGGTGGCACACAGGCCACATCAGAGCACCCATATTTAAAACGCAAAGGCATAGAGGCGCACGGCGCTCGGGTGACTGGTGACGGGCGTTTGATGGTGCCTTTGTTTTCTCCCGATGGAGAGTTGGCAAGCCTCCAATACATAGACGACACTCACGGGCAGGGCGATAAAAAATATCATCCAGGTGGCCAAACTAGCGGCATGTTTTGGATGCTTGGCACTCTTGACCAGCCCGGCGTGCTTTACATAGCAGAAGGCTTTGCAACAGCAGCGACGATCCACCAGGCAACAAATCGCCCCTGCATTGTTGCCTATAGCGCCAGCAGCTTGGTCCCAGTCACTGCAAGCCTACGAGAAATGTATGGCAAGAATCAGGACATTGTTATCGTGGCAGATCATGATAAGCACGGCATAGGGCAGAAATACGCCGATCAAGCAAGCGCAAAGCACGGAGCAAGGGTAGTCACCCCGCCGATTGAGGGCATGGACGCAAACGATTACGTAAAAGCGGGCCATGATCTTCTAACGCTATTGGCGCAGCCAACCGGCTCGGCGGTCATTGACAAGCTAAAAGTAGTCTTCGGCGACGAGCTCGGCACAGAGTACGAAGCCCCCGACGAGCTGATTGAGGGCTTTC